GATATGAATAATTGTTTTACATTATTAAACAAAGATTTTCATGTAATATTAAAAAATAATAAACAAATTAATATTTCTAATATAAATAGTAATTTATATGATAATTTTAATAAAAATAAAAAAATAATAAACAGTGAAATTTTTTTATAAATTATATAATATTATAATGATAGTAAAAAAAAAATTAGTAGAATTAGATATAGAAGAAAGAGAAAAAATTAATTATTTAATATTATCATGTTTTATTAATTCAAGATTAGAATCATATGATGAAATAATATTTTATTTATTAGAAAATAATATAATTGGTTTTATAGGACTAAATATTGATATTAATTTTATTAATATTAATCAATTATGTGTAAAATATAATTATAGAAATAAAGGAATAGCAACAAAATTACTTAAATATATTGAAGAAAATTCAACAACAAATTTAATATTATATGTTGATAAAAATAAAAATAATACTGAAAAATTATATAATTTTTATTTAAAAAGAGGATATAATGCAGAAGAAAATGAAATAGAATATAAAATGAGCCTTGATAAGACTAACATAATCTAAATAATATTATTATATAATAAATGGTGATACAAGTATAACAAAAATTAAAGTAGTATAACTATATAAAAATATTTGTATATATAAAAAAATATTATCTGTATTTTTAAAATCATAATTTTCTATATAATAAGTATTATTTTTATATTTATTTAACTCTTTAATAATATATTCAATTTTATTATTTAATCTTATAATATCATTTTTTCTATATTTTAAATCAATATATATTTGAATAATTTTATCATCAATATTTTTATTTAAAGAATAATAATCATTACAAATTTTAATAAGATCTTCTTCAATATTTTGTATATATTTTTGAAAATCTCTATTATTATATATTTTTGTTCTAGAGTTTATAGATGTTAAAGAATTATAAGAACGTTTCATTGTATTTATATAATTAATTAATATTTAATGATTTATACCATTTATTTAAATTTTCATGAGTTAATAGTAGCATATAAAGGTTTATATTAACAAAGCAAAAAAAATTGAATATTTTTTATTTTGATATGACTATTATTTTATAATGTTCGTGATAATACAATGAAGACGAACATGACGTCTTCTAATAAGACTTGCGAAAAAATGAATAAGCTTTCTAATAAGACTTGCAAGAAAACATGCAAGAAGCTTTCAAGTAAGCTATTAAAAGAAGTTAAAGAGCTCAATGATGAATTATCTACAAAATTCAAAACTACTGGTGAATATTTAATTTCGTTGCAAATGCCACGCAAAGAACGTAATAAAAATAATAAGCAGAAAGCGTTATCAAGTATTAGAGAAGTATTTGCTTCCTGTTCTCCTGAAGTAGAGTCAAATAAAGAAGAATTTGGATTTAATCCAGTTGGAAAGAAAGAATACAATCTTAACCAAGATGACAATGAATATAATGAATATGAATATGAATATGAAGATGAATATGAATATGAATATGAAGATGAAGATGAAGATAATGATGAATACGATCTTGATCAAGATGATAAAAATGATCTTGATTTTAATTTTAAGGACATCTGATATAAATTATTAACAAACTAGCTAATAATTTATAAAATTTTTGTCAAATAAAAAAGAATTTAGATTTATCCTGTAAGAAAGAAGGAATACAATCTTGACTAAGATTTTAATAATTAAAATTAACAAACTTAATAGTTACAGTTAAAAAACTCATTTTTTTTATTATATTTTGTACTTTATATTATAATATGTTAGTAAAATCAACAACAAATTTTAGTATTTTAATACAGATAATAATAGGATTAATGACATTTAATTCAATATTTTTTAAATTAGGAGATGAAGATAAAATTTTAATAGAAATTTTAAAAATAGAAACTTAGTACAAATAATAGAATTATTTTATTATATAATAATATTAAAAAATATACCAGAGGAAAAAATAGATACAATGGCGTCTATACGTTATTTTGATTGGTTTATAACAACACCTACAATGTTATTTACAACAATAATATATTTTAAATATGAAGAATATAAAGAAAAAAAAAGAAATAATAGTTTGAAGAATTTAACATTAAAAACTTTTATAAAAAACAATCAACAAAACATAATATTTATAATGATGTGTAATTTTTTAATGTTATTATTTGGTTATTTAACTGAAATAAATTATATAGATAAAAAGATAGGTTTTATATTTTGTTTTATATTTTTTTATTTATCTTTTAATAATATTTATAAATATTATGCAAAAAAATCAAATAGAGGAAAGAATATTTATTATTTTCTTTTAATAATTTGGAGTTTATATGGATTTGCTTTTTTATTAAATGCAAAGGAAAAAAATATAATTTATAATATATTAGATGTATTTTCTAAAAATTTTTTTGGTTTATATTTATATTATATTGCTAATAGTGTTAGAATAATTTAATAAAAAAATGTTATTTTTAATTTTCTAATGGATGAGTATACCAGAAAAAAGCAATACTTGCTATACAGTAAATAAATAAAAAAGTAATAGTAACTTGAGCTAACCTATATGTTCCACTATTTGGATTTATTTTCCTTGAATCATCTAGAGGTTTAAATCTATCTATTATAACACTACTAATTCCCATTCCAAAACAGAATTGAAAAACAGGCATAAAACGCGCCCAAGCATAGAACCACCAAGATGTAAAATAACCTCCTCCAACTATAATATTCATAACTACAAAACATTCTACAATGATACATATAAGAGTTGAAATTATAAAAAATATTGAAATACCTGCATTACTACTTTTTGTTAAAACATAAGTTGACGTACTGTCTGGCGTTGGATCATGTTGAATAAATAATCCAGCAAGAATTAATACTAAAACCAAATATAAAAATGAAATAAAAAAGTACAAAGCTATAAGAGGCATTCTTGCTTTACTAATCTGGTGAGTTACTTTATTAGACGTATTAAAGTGTGTGTTAAGTCTTTCTCCAATACTTTTTTCTTGTTCGACAGACATTTAATTATATATTATAAAATAGATAATTAATTAAATTAAATATATTTAATATATTTAATTTGACATAAAATGTAACTAAAAAATTTTTTTTTCTACGCATTTTGTACGTGCTGTATTAGCAAAAAAAATAATACTTACTATTATGTAAAAAAATACAAAAATAATAGTAAATATAGCTAAATTATATGTTCCACTATGCGGAGGTATTATCCTAGGATGATCTGTATCGGGTTTAAATCGTGTTATAATAATACCACAAATTGCAAATCCAGATAAAATTTGAAAAATAGTCATATACGGAACTACAAATGTTAAAATACAAGATTTAATTATACCTCCTCCATTTCTAACATTCAAAGCGAATAAACATTGTATAATAATACATATAATAGTTGTAACTATAATCCACACTGAATAACCTGCATTACTTTCTTTTGTTATACCATTTATCTCTCCTATTTTTTTTGTCGGATCATGTTGAATCAATAATATTGCAAGAATTATTAATAATAAGAAATATAAAAATGAAATAAAAAAATATAAACCTACTATAAGCATTTTTGCTTTAGTCATTACAGGAATTACTATTTCTGTGTTTAATTCTTCAACCATTTTATTATATATTATAAAATAGATAATTAATTTAATTAAATAACTTTTTGTTTAATTAAAAGTAACATACTTTCTTAAACTCTTGTTTTGGAAAACAGGATATTTAAAAAAAAAATTGAAAATATAATTATTTAATAAGTACATCTTCTTTACGATGATCTAGTGTTAACTGTAGGCTAACTGTACAGCCAGAAATACTGGCTCTAGAGTCACCATTGGTGACTTTACATAAAAAAATATTAATACAAAAATGATTATTCCAAATTATTTAATTTGCAATGTAATAAGTACAATTGGTACTGATGTATGGGAAACCGGTGGATTATCCAGTCGTATGTTTATGCTATTTCAAACATCAAAAAGTATGAAAGAAGCCGTATTAGATCAAATTCATAAACCTAGAAATGTCTGGATTGAAGTACTCTCTTCGCGTTTGCATCATGTAACACAATTTTTTACATTAACACATGTTAAGATAAAAAACGAAGAAGAGCTTAGTATTTACAATATATACAAAGCATTACCAAATTTAAAAAATATTGTTAAACTTGATATGAGTGGGTTTTAATCAATTTATTGAACAAGAAGGCATTGGTATTGGAAATTATCTAAAAACCAATACAAATATTAAGTATTTAGATATTAGTGGTAACTTCCCCCCCCCTTGTGATGGCTTAAATAATATTATTGAAGCGTGGAATGGAGATCCAAATAGAGATCCTAATAATCTTAAAATTTGATATGAATATAAAAAAACTTTGCAAATGTATCTTATTTTAGCTTATTTTATTAAGTAATAAGTCTTCTAGGCTTTGATAAAGAATTAGTATTTAATTTTTTATATAAAACTTGATATTTTTGCCAATAAATTTATATATTCTTTGAATAATAAAATATATGTTTATCATGATTTACAATCTAGTTCAATATTTTCATACCGATTAACTGTTCTTGATAAGTGATGTTCTTCTCTAATAAATTGTTTTACTTCTTCTTCTAAAAAAGTTATAATTTGTTTTATTGTAACATTATCTTTTATAGCGTGAGTACTCTTAAAATCAAAAGAATTGTTCATAATCTTATATAATAGATAAGTTAATGCTGTCATTTCTGTATTTGTTTTAGAATAATTATTATATGTTAATGGTTTCATATTGTACAATTTAAAATCAGTACTATTCCATGCTCGAACTGCTTTTTTTAAATCGGCGTAGTACTCACAAATATATTTATTTAATTGGTGATAATTAATTTCTATTTTATTATTTAGGTTTTCTTTTTTTTTAAAGTATTCTGTCATATTATTTAGTATAGTATAAACTATAAAATTTATTATCTTGTTATTTTGTTTGTGGTGTGATCCAGTTTCTTTCACATTCCTATCTATAAATTCATGATTTTTGTTTAATATTTCTTCTTGTCGTATTGGTTGTTGTCGTATTGGTTGTGATTGTAGTTGTTGTTGTGATTGTGCTTGTGCTTGTGGTTGTTGTCGTATTGGTTGTGATTGTAGTTGTTGTTGTGATTGTGCTTGTGGTTGTTGTCGCATTGGTTGTGCTTGTTCTTTATCATTAAAAGTTTTAATAAAAGCATCACTAGCATTACCAACAGCTTTAGTAGTATTATCAACAGCTTTAGTAGCATGACCAACAGTATCACCAACAGCTTGAGTAGCATGACTCCAAGTATCACTAACAGCTTTACTAGCATCACCCCAAAAACCACCTTTTAGTTGTTTTTTAAAAACTAAATATTTATTTTTATATTTTAAATATTTATTTTTATAATATAGTTCTTTTTTTAAAACTAAATATTTTTTTTTATATTTTAAATATTTTTTTTTATAATATAGTTGTTCTTCATCCAAATGATTGGTATTCATTGAATTATATATATATATATATATTATTATTATTTTTATAAAAATTGATTTCTTTTATTATTGAATAATTAAAGAAATTACAACTAACTACATAGAGCATAATACAGGATTTGCTACTAGAAGATGCAGTGCCAACATAAACATATATTTTTTGCAAATAAAGAAATATATGTTTATCGTGGGTTTGCATTATTAACATAACATACGTTATGTTAATAAGCATTTATTTATATTTAATTAGTAATTTTATAATTTTTAGTATTATTGTATAACATATTAATAATATTGAAATTATGAAAACTTTGTTTTCATAATTCGCTTTGCATCTTTATTATTTTTAATAAAATTATCAATTAAATTTTGAATATTTTGTATATAAAAGTCACTTATTTCTTCATTATTAGATTTAATTTTTTTAAGATCATTAATTTTATTTTTAAATAAAATTGTTAATAAATTTTCAAAATTACAATGAGACCATTTATTACCTTCATAAAGATATCCTCCTTTACCTCTTAAATTTTTAATACATATATTTTTAAACTGAGGTAATCTATCATTAACATGTAAATATTTAATTAAATTAGACATACATTGTTTATTGGATTTAAAAATTTTTAATTGTTCATCATTAGTTAATTTATTATAATCTTCATTACCAAAATTAGTTAATGTAATATTAATAGTATTATTAATAGTATTAGTATTATTACTATTACTATTATTAGTTGTATTAGTAGAATTTTTAATACATTTATCTAATAAATTATTATATAATTCATTAATTTTTACATTTTCTTGTTCTAATATAATATTTTTATATTTAATTTCATTAATTTTTATATTTTCTTGTTCTAATATAATATTTTTATTTTGTAATAAATCAATAGTATTATTTAATTCATTAATTTTTAATAATAATTTATTATTATCATCATCTAAAAAAATTCCATTACAAGGAATCTTTTTATTAATATGAGTTACATAATTTGATTTTTGATTAAATTCTTTATTACATTTTTCACATTTATAACTAATAATATTTTTAGTTTCACATGAATTTTTTTTATTAATATGAGTAATATAATTTGATTTAAGATTAAATTCTTTATTACACTTCTCACATTTATAATTAATAATATTTTTAATTTCACATGAAATTTTTTTATTAATATGAGTAATATAATTTGATTTTTGAATAAATTCTTTATTACATTTTTCACATTTATAAAGTACCATATTTATATAGTTATATAATAACTTATTTTTAAATTAAAAACTTGAAAATTATTAAATTTTTATTTAATTTTTTAAATAATTATTAAATAATTTCAATAAAAATTAAATAAAAATCAAGTAAAATAGGATCTAACATCATTTATTATATATATTATATACTTACAATTTAACAAATTTTTAAAAATCATACAGAGAGAGAGATTTTTTTTGAAAAAATAAATTTTGAAAAAAAATAAAAAAAAATTATTTATATTTAATTAGTAATTTTATAATTTTTTGTATTATTGTATAACATATTAATAATATTATCTTTATTATTTTTAATAAAATTATCAATATCATCGTCATAATTATCAATTAAATTTTGAATATTTTGTATATAAAAGTCACTTAATTCTTCATTATTAGATTTAATTTTTTCAAGATCATTAATTTTATTTTTAAATAAAATTGTTAATAAATTTTCAAAATTACAATGAGACCATTTATTACCTTCATATAAATAGCCACCTTTACCTCTTAAATTTTTAATACATATATTTTTATACTGAGGTAATCTATCATTAACGTGTAAGTATTTAATTAAATTAGACATACATTGTTTATTAGATTTACAAATTTTTAATTGTTCGTCATTAGTTAATTTATTATAATCTTCATTACCAAAATTAGTTAAGGTAATATTAATAGTATTATTAATAGTATTATTACTATTATTAGTAGTATTATTAGAATTTTTTATATATTTATCTAATAATTCATTTAATTTATTATTTTCATTTTCAAGTAGCATATTTTTATTTATAACAGTATTATATTTTTGTTCTAATTCTTGATATTTTTCTTCTAAATTAACATTATTACATTCATTTTGTTTATTTATATGATAAATAAAATTTGATTTTTGATTAAATTCTTTATTACATTTATCACATTTATAAATTTTAATATTATCATTTATAACTTCGTTTAAAATACAAGTTTTTTTACGATTAATATGTCTTATATAATTTGATTTTTGATTAAATTCTTTATTACATTTATCACATTTATATAAAACCATATTTATATTATAATATGGTTTATTTTTTTAAATAAAAACTCTCTTTTTTTTACTCTAAACTCTTTTTTTAACTTAAAACTTAGTTTTT